ACTCGAAGTTGGCTGCGCGTCGAGCAAAACCCGGCGGCAGAACCAGCGTAGGCGTGACCTGGTCCAGGCCGCCTTGCAGTCTGATGATGTCGTACTTGAGCGGGGCTGTCCTGATCGGGACTACCATGATCAAGCGAGCGGCGGGCCGCTCGTAATGACTTGAAGTTGATCCGCGGCCAGCTCAGCGCCGATGCGGCTGATCTGGTCGTCGGCCCGGCCAATGACCTCGGGCGCGGCCATGAAGATGCCGTACGCGCGCAGCGCGCGGAACGCGATCAGTTCATGGAACCGGTCCTGCATGGCCGGGGTGTCGGTGTCCGCGCTGAGCGTGATCGGCGTGCGGTAGAACTCGTAGACGATGGTGTACGCGCCATCGGGAACGATCCCGAAGTAGAGGTTCTTCTGCGGGTCGATCGAGAACACCACCGGCCGGCTGCGCGCGGAGCGCATGTTGCCGTACTGGTAGAGGTTGCGGTACTGCCACCAGGGCATGAACCCGAGCAGCATCTCGTCGTTGTAGTTCTGCCCGGCCGTCGACACCCGGAAGCTGTCACGCTTCCAGTTGCCAAGGATGGGCGTGCCAGACGAGGTGCCATCGCTCGTGGCCTCGGCCTGCTGGGGCGTGTAGTTCGCCTGGTTGGCCACCGTGTTGAACTCGCCACCGAAGCGCAGGAACTCCCAGTCTGGGTGCTCCGACTGGATGCGGATCCACTCGTTGGCGACCCAGCTCTTGAACCTGGCCGACTCGGCCGGCAACGTGCCCTGCAGCGTGGTGAGGTCACCACCGGCCACGCCCGCTTCTGTGCGGGTCAGGTTGACGAGCTGCAGGTAGTTCACTTTACGCCGGCTCCGCCATGATGTTGGCCAACCACGCGCCGCCCTTCGGGTTCTTGTCCTCGGTCACTGTGAACGGGTAGGCGAATCCGGTGTGGCCGCGCAGGGAGCCCATGTCGATCTGGCCCATGTACCCCTCGGGGACGCTCTGCAGCCACCTCGTTTCCTTCATCCGCGCCAAGACCTCCAGGTGCTTGCGCTTGATCCTGGTGGGCACGTTGCGAGACACGATCTTCATCTCGCCGTTCACGCTCAGCGTGGCGTAGGGCGCCGCGTTGGGGTCCGTGGTCGGCATGATCACGACAGTGACTTCCTCGTGCATGAACTTTTCGTCAGAGGCGGCCGAAGCGAGGTCAGTCTGCGAGACCAGCTGGATGTCCGGCTGGTCGTCCTCGACCTTGACGCCTTGCTCAATGAGGCCTTCGATGTGAGCGGATTTCTTTGCCATGGTGGGCTGCTTTCAGGTGGTTGACGAAGAAGGGCCCCCGCCCCCGCAAGGCAGTGGCAGAGGCCCCCAAAGCCGAAGACCGATCAGGTCGTCAGCAACGGCTGGTTGCGCAGCTGGCAGAGGTTGCGCACGGTGATCGAAGCGATACCGGTCGCGTTCCAGTTGCTGGAGCCGAAGGTCCAGGTGCCCGAGGTCGTCGAGCCAGCCTGAACGGTGTGGGCCGCAAAGGGCGCCACGTTGCCCGGGATCGCCGGCAGCGGGCACACGGTGGAGTTGGCCGAAGTGTCGGTCCAGTCCACGATCGGGCCGGCGTACACGCTGAACGTGCCGCCAGAGTTGACCGCCCACACGATCGCGCGAGCCTTGTTGGCCGTCAGGGTGATAGCCGCGCCGGTGTTGCCATCGGTCGTAGGGGTCGTGCCGCCGGACACCAGGGCCTTAGCGAAGCAGTCACCGTTCAGCGCGAAGCCGAAGGCGCTGGAGCTGTAGGTCGTGGCAGCGCCGGACAAGCCGGTCAGAGCCGCGCCCGCGGTGGCCACAGCGAAGACCGCAGTCAGCGAAGAGCCTTGCTCGAGGTTGTATGACATGTTTCAGATTCCTTTCAGGGTCAGACCAGCTTGAAGACCACGAACTCGTACGTGGCACTGGCCGGGTCAACAGGGGACGCCGTGATGTTCATCGCGCGGACGGTGATCGTGTTAGCCGCCGACACACGAGCATCGAAGACGATGCCCGCGTCGACGGTTGCCGGCAGGCCGAGGGCGACGATGTCGCCGACCGAAGCGCCCGGGCAAGTCACGGTCAGGGTCTGGGTGCCAGCCGCGGAGACGGACGGGAAGTCCAGCGTCGTGATGACAGCCAAAGTCCGCGTGATCGGGCTGCCGTCGTTGAGGAGGGAGTACAGAGCGTTGTTCGACATGGATGATTTCCTTTTGGTTGTTGACGCCCTGAGCGAACTCAGGGCGTCAATTCATCCATCAGAGGGCCGTCACGCCGCACTCGATACGAGCCATCCAGGCCTCGTTGAGTCGCACCGCGGCGAACCAGGTGCTGGCGCCCACGTAGCCAAACTGGCCCAGCGGGTTGGCGTGGTTGATGTCGCCCGACTTCAGCACGCGCGGGGTGATCGCGTTCATGCCCTTCAGAGCGACCTGACCCCAGCAGTCTTCGCCGATCACCAGGAAGGGGTAGACGTCGACGTTGGAGGCGCCAACCGACAGGCAGCCGTTCAGCGTGGCCGAGCCGGCAGCCGCGAAGGAGGCCAGCAGCGGGGACTTGATGAAGCGGAAGTCCTCGCAGGCGCCGATCTCGTTGTCGTGGATGGGCTTGAAGGTGCCGTACTCTTCGACCTTGGTGAAGCCAGGCAGGTTGCGGATGTCAGCCACGGCGTCCGTGTGAACGAACACGATGTAGGCCGGCTGGACCGCACGGGTGCCGAAGTTCACGCCAGGGGCCAGGCGGGAGGTCACGCGCTTGGCGCGGTTGCTCTCCAGCGTACGGGCCGCACGACGCAGGGCGTTCAGGCTGATCGGGGTGTTGACCGACGCGCGGCTGGAGCCGTTGGCGTAGATCACCGTGGAGCCAGCCTTCAGCACGCCGTAGCGCACCAGCTCGAGCACCTCGGCCATCGTCTCGCCCACCAGCTTGACCATCTCGCCGGGGACGTCGTCTTCGTACAGCAGCTCGACCTTGGAGCTGAACTTGTACAGCAGACCGTACTGCTGCAGCGTGACGGTGACGTCCTGGAAGTTGATCGTGTTGGCGTTCGGCGTAGCGCCCTCGCCCAGCACGAAGCTGGTGGGGGTCACGCTCGGGGTGCCCACGTAGCGAGAAGTGTTCTCGATCGTGGTGCCCGTAGTCGAAGCGCCGAAGGGCAGCGTGCGGCGGAACACCAGGGTGTCGGTCGCGTTCTGGGGCATCTGGCGTTGCGTGCCGAAGTCACCGAGGACGGTGATCGGCTGGGCGTGAGCCAGCATGTCTTGGGCGGCGCGGATGAGGTTTCGCGACGCAACGGTGCTGTAGCCTTGAATGGCCATGGTTCAGTTCCTTTCGTTTCAGGCCGCGGAGCGTTCTCGCTCCTTGGCCAGGTATTCCCACTGTTCGGCGAGGCTCATGTCATCGAATGTCTTCGTGACCTTCGCCGCAGCGCCGGGCTTTGCCGTGACGGCCGCAGCGAGCTTGTTCTGGCGCTCCTGCTTGACGTCAGCGGCTGGCTTGACCTTGTCCGCGTGGAACCTGTCCAGCATGTCGATGGCATCGAATCCATCCTTGCTGCTGGCCAGGGCCTGCACTTCCGGTGTCTGCACCTGGAACCAGTTGGCGAACTCGGGCGTGTTCACGTCCTTGCGCCAGTCCTTGTGCTTCACCGAGACCAAGGCCTCGTTGAATTTCTTCTCGAGCTGAGCGTTGGTCGCCTCAGTGCGTTGAGACACGATCTGCTCGATCTGCTCTGAAGTGAGACCTGCCCCACCCAGCTGACCGAGCCGCGCCTCGACGTACGCGGTAATACCTTCACCCCACTCGGGGAAGTCCTGCTTCAGCGCTGCCCACTTATCCGGGTCGACCTGTGCCGCGGCGATCTGCTTCTGTGTCGGCTGCTCGGCAGGCTGCGCCTGGCGGGCTTTTGCAAACTCAGACTGCAGCGCACCGATTCGGCCCTTGGCCTCTTTCAGTTCGTTGACCAGCTGCTGTTGAGAAGCTGCCATCTGATCGAACCGCTCCAGCCTGGCGCGGACATCAGGGTGCAACCCCTCGTACGGATCGACCAGCTTCTGTTCCTGGGACTCGCCAGCGGGCGCCTGTGCAACCTCTTCCGCGATCAGCTCCGGCGTTTTCTCCGGCGGTGCTTCACGCTCTTCGGCTACTGCGTTCCAGTCGGCAAGCGCTTGATCAAGAGCTTGGTCTGCCATTCACATCTCCTTGCGTCAAAGATCGGACATCGTCGGCATTGCCGAGGACGCCATTTGGGACTTACGGGCCACCTCTTCAGGCAGCGCGAGAAGCCTCTTCAGCGCGCGGATCTCCCCTCTCAGGGCCATCGTCTGTTCGTAGGTCAGCTCCACCGAGTCGTTGCGCAAGCGCACTCGCTCGATTTCATCGCTGGCCCACTTCTGGACGTGGGCCCATGTGAGGGTAGAGAACTCGTTCACTGGTGGGGTTCTGGTTGATCACAGCTGTTGCTGGGCCCTGTTCGGCCTCTGTGCTGCGGTCTTGGCCGAACGCGGTGGTGGACCACGGGCCGTTGTTCCGATGCTACGAGAAAGATACTAGGTGTGCAAAAGTCAGTCACAGTCGTCGGCGGCGACGCAGCATGATGAACTCGCCTCCAGTGCTGACGCCACCCGTCGACGCGTTGATCAGATGCACGATTGCCGTGGCCGTAGGCAGCGGGGAGCGCGACAACAAACGCTGCGCGGCCGTGGATCCCGCGGTCGACATGGTGACAAGGTGAACGCCGGCCGTCCCGGTCGGAAGGCCGGAC